CAATTCTATTTTCTTCAGTTATGGGAAACTGAGAATAGCTTAGTCCATTATTTGCAAATGGGGGCTTTATTACCTTTATGATACTTCCAAGGTCGGCGTATTTTGATTTAAAGAAAGGGTTATTGGCGTCAGTAACCGCACCACCCATTTCAGCTTGTGCTTTATTGAGAGCTAAAGCTAGCTCATTAATTTCTTCAGATTTCTTCATATTTATATTTTTTGTTGTACATTAAATTCCCCACAAGGAATCTCTTCCTTGTTGTTGCAGATCGCTTCAACTTCATCACGGCGATACCTGAGTGACTTTAAAGCGGGTAGTTTTACAGGAAGTAAGATTCGCTCACGCTCCCAATGCTTTAGCAGTCTGTAGCCTGCAGTCCCACCAAGACATAGCATTCTCACAACCTCACTTCCTTTCATTAAAATTGATTGGTTTTCATTAATTTCCATAAATGCGAGAATGTCTCGCATTTGCGATAAGTCAATAAATAAAAACTAATTTAATAAAAATCAGATAAGTACGGAAAAACATAAAAAAATAAAAAAAGATTGACAAGAAATGAAACAAAGTGTTGAAAGGTGGTAAATTGTCCCAGCGTGATTAAATAAATAATATGAAAAATAACCAAACCCTATATGCCGTTTCGGCAAGAATACCTACAGAAACATATAATGAAATGAACAAGTTGATTGAGCTCACTAAAAAGCCAGTTTCCAGCCTTGTTCATGATGCTATTTGTGAATACATGCAACAGGTGTTCCACAAAACTAAATATAAACCAAGTAAATCCCTGCAGATCGACCAATACGCAGTAAAAATAGAAAGTACATAAACAAAAACAAATGAACTCACCGACTACCCAAATTAGCTACACTGATGGAACTGAACAAATTGTTGAGTTTCCTGTACAAGCTGAGAACCTAAAGGATCTAAAAATTGATGGCAGGAAAATCATGGACATCCATGACCTAACCATAAATTTGCAGAAGCAAGGTAAGCAATTGAAAGTAATTGCTATATTTTGCGGGTTGGTAGCGAGTTTAGTTTTGGCTATCGAATTATATAGTTTAACTATATAATTTGGCAACGTCTTGGCAACATGAGCGTGAATCCGAGTAATGATGGGAATGTAGTTCGCATTACAAGTGAGGTGCTCTACCAGCTGAGCTAAGGTGGCGAACTGAATAAACACACTACTAAAACCTAGATAAAATGCAAGATTAAACGCATTTTCCTTAACTAAAAAGGGGCTTCTTTTAACCGAGGAGCCCTTTTTTGTTTACTTCACTATTTATCACGATTACTCATAAATTTACAGATTTTATGGCAACAGACTTGGCAACACATGGCAACAGATGAAAAAGTATAAAAGAACGGTTAGGGGTGAAACTAAATATGTTTTGGATGTTATGCATCATGGGAAAAGGAGAAGAAAGTATTTTTCTGACTTTGGTGAGTCTCAGAAATTTGAAAAGGATGGTGGGCTGAATAATTGGTTAGCTAGTTTTGAGGATCAACCGGATGGATATAACACAACGGTATCGGTAGGAATAAAAAAATACCTGGAGAATTACCAGTCAAGATACCCAACTGCACGGTGGAGTCATATAGAGTCTAGGCTAGGTTATTTATTAAAGTGGGGACTTGGGGATAGTCGGATTGATTCGGTGGATGTGCAATTCTTGTCTCGTAAGGTGGCAGAGCAAAAATCTTGGACTACCGCATCTTCCAAATTCACTTATAAGAATCAATTCGTTATATTTTTGAACTGGTGCGGACTGATGGGTTATTGCGAAAGAACTAAATGGGAAGTTAAGACATTAAGGATGCCACCAAAAGATAGAGAGATTGGTATTCTCGCACATGAAAATGCAAAAGCTTTAATGAATGAAGTTCTGCCTAAATATCAACCTGCACTTGCATTAATGATGTTTGCTGGAATTAGACCACAAGGTGAAATGCAGAAATTAGATTACTCTCATATAGAGCATGGTGACTATATTAATATTCCTTCATCAAAAACTCCATCTAGGAAAATTACTGAACTACCTGATAATTTATGGAAGTGGATACCTAGTGATGGGAAGGGTAGGGTCATGAGTTCATGGAATGCCATGAGGCTAAACCGAACGCGCACGGCAGATAAACTTGGTTTTGCATATACTGCGGATGCAGCAAGGCATAGCTTCGGCTCTTACGGATATTGGATGTATGGTCTGGAGTGGACAATGCACACGATGGGTCACATGAACTACGATACCTTTAAGACTTATTACATGAATAAGAAAGTATCTAAATCTGAAGCAGAAAAGTATTTTAATATTAGTCCTTAGGGGATCTGCAAAATAATATTTTGTGTATCCACTAGACTCCCCTGCTTAATGGATACTTGACTTATAACGCTGTCCAACCGCTATCCAACCGCTGTCAACACGCTGTCAAAGTTTTACTCATCTGAAAGATTGGCATAATAGATGCGGATACGCGCGGTATCGATGCGGATACGCGCGGATTCGTAACCCTTTTCGTAACCCTTCGTAACCCTTTTCGTAACGCTTCGTAACGCTTTTCGTAACGCTTTTCGTAACGCTTCGTAACCCTTTTCGTAACCCTTCGTAACCCTTTTACAGACCAATACGTACCAAAAAAAGACCAATACGTACCCAAATCGATACGGATCGCTACGGATCGTTGCGGATCGTTGCGGATCGTTGCGGTATTCTCACATATTCTCACATATCCTAACATATCCTAACATATCCTAACATATCCTAACATATTCCAGCATATTCCAGCATTCCCTAAGAAACACGAAAATAAGTGTTGCAATGCCGGGATATATGTTTTTATTTTCCAAAACATGGATGAGGTTAAAAAAATGGCATTAAAATCAGAAGCATTTGATGCTTTTGAAAGGGTTAGACCAATACTGGAGGAGTATTTTGATAACTGGGTGATAATGGGACATCGTGCGGGCTGTGGAACTAAGGTTGTGTTAGGAGACATATCCAAAAGTTCTAGCGATATGAAAAAAGTCCACAAGTATGCACAAAATTGGAAAGCGATCCCCTTGGGAGATTCTAAATAAATATCCACCCGTTTTTGTTCGCCTGTATGCTAAAGAGCGTAGCGGTGAAAGAATACATTGCGCCTTAAGCGACCAAGAGGTTGCTATTAGGTCTGGCCTTGAGCTAGAAAATATAAAATGGATCTCCCAACAAACTACATGGAATGAAGTAACTGTTGGAGACGCAAAAAAGTTTTGCAATGGATGCAATTTTGATCCTTTCGATTACCAGGATAGAAATAGACTCACCGCCTATACTAGGCGAGGCACATATGCCTTTTTGAGAAATAGCCCACTATGGGGTAGCACATTTTTGCCACTTATAAAAATCCTTAAAAAATGCCCAGAACGCCCAAGATAAAAACAGATGTTTTAGCTCACGCAATGAAAGAGTTGGCGGATCCTGACGGGAAGGCAAATTATCAAAAAGTTGCTGACCACTTTGGCGTACCCCAAAAGCAAATAAGGGAAAGGGTGTATAAGGATCCTCAGTTATATTCGATATGGGTTCCAAATGGCACAAAAGACATGAAGCCTGACGGAATATCTGTTATGTCAAGAGAGTCAAAAGAGGTTGATGATGCTGACGGAACTAGATTACTCGAAGCACTAGATAAGAATAGTCGTTATATTTTCAATAAGGAATTGGAAAGTATCCTGACGAATCAAGACAATGTAGCTAAGTTAAAAATTTTTGAAGACTTTGATGATTCGGTTGGCTTATTAATGGCAGAAGCTCTTCGTGTTACTCAGAAAGTAAATATTAGGCAAAACATGAGCCTATTTGAGGTAACAGAAGCCCTAAAGGATGACATATCGGATGCATCGATGGATGCGGAGGAAAGGATTCTTAAAACAAGACTTTTTTTACAAGCAACAGAACAACAGGGGAAATTTTACGATCGGCTACTAAAAGGGCTAGAGTTTCAACTTAGGTTAGCAAATGAGCATGACAAAAGAGAAACTAAAAAGAAGCCAGGGTTTAGACCACTCAAAGATTTAGAAAATGCCGAAGAAGCAAAAAATTGACCATAAGTTATTAATAGATAAGTTTGCTCCAAAACAGCAGGAGTCAGAAGAAGAGGCTGAGCCTTGGATTCCATCTCTATCTATAACTCAAAGGAAAATATTCGACGATCCCTCAAAATACATATTGGCATACGGGGAAAGAGGGTCAGGGAAAACATTTTCATTGGGTGGTCATAAACTTGTCAGGCACTTGTATGAAAACTTTAACGCCCTTGCTATTATAATTGTTGGTGTTCGATCGCAAGCTACATTAGGTGGAGTTTGGCATAAGCTTCAAGTTGAAATACTTCCCGAATGGGTGGATGGCATAGGGCTAGTCCATACGGACGAAAGGCAAGATACTCAAAAAAATCTATACTTAGATGTTGAGAATAGGTTTGGTGGCTATTCAAGAGTCGTATTAATTTCAGTTCCTTATGGGGCTTTTATTAAAGACAGGGTTAAAGGGTTTGAGCCAAGCATGGTATTTGTTGATGAGTTAACAAACTTAGACACGGAAGACTATTTTAATGCTGTAGTTCAGCAGTTAGGAAGACGGCAAGGCATACACGGCCCACAACAATATTTAGCTGCATGCAATCCTGATGGACCGAGTCATTGGGTCTATAAAAGATTTTTCGAAGAACCATGGCGTGATATTGATGGCGAGAAGGTATGGAATGATGATTATTCGACATATCATGTTCCAATTAAGGAAAATGAACATAACTTACCTCCTGGTTATTATGATCGAATAATGGAGGCAGTAAAAACTGATCCAATTGAAGAAGCAAGAATGGTAAGAGGGGAGTGGATAGATCGCCCTGCGGGTGATGCTATATTTGGTCCATACTACAATAAGGCACTACACGAAGTTGGGGATTCAAAAACAGGAATCGTTCCAAACACAGAATTTCCAATTCTTGTTGGGTGGGATCCTGGATCTGTAAATAATGCAGTAATATTTATGCAAGCCCTGCCCGGCAGTGATCGCACCATTTGGACGGTGTTTGATGAGTTTGTGACAATAAATAAAAAACTTCCTTATACTACAATAATACCATTAGTAATGAGAAAGATGGCATACTGGAATCGAAAGTGTGATCATAAATTTACATTTCAGCATGTATCGGACAATTCTGCATTTAATCAGTTTAGGGCTAAAACAGGGTCTTATGATGTGAAAGATATTGAAGAAATTTATAGATCCAAAGCGGAAACTTTTGATTTGCCAACATTTAAAATGAGAGCTTGTCCTAAATTTCAAGGATCGGTTGAGTCAAGGGTAAGACTTACTATTGGTAAGCTACAAAATGATCAATTTATGGTAAGCTCGCAATGCACAGCTATAGTAAAAATGTTTAAAAATTTAGTTTCAGAAAAACAGGGCAAATCATACGATCCAAATATTGCATTTAAACCCAAAAGAAGTATCTATGTTCACCCATTCGATGCGATGTCGTATGTCTTTCTTTATTACGACGCATCATTTTCAATTCCAAGCACGCAAGTTAAAACAGAAATCATGGATATTGGTGCTTGATTTTTGTAACACGAAAACATAAGTTTCAGATATGCACATGGAATCAGTAATTAATATGGACCTTGAAATGTTTCCAGATATTTTGGACATGCTAGAGGGAGTTAGTGTTGGAGATGTTGTTAAGGTAAGCGGATCATTTCAGGTAAAAGAACTTACAGATAAAAGATTCACAGGTTCTTTTGAGGATAAAAAAGGAATCACAATAACATCCAATGAAGATAAAACAGATACGGACGAAGACGAGACCGAAGAATCCGAAGTCGACGACGAAGAGGAAGAAACTGCCGGGTGAATCCTCCTATACAACATCTGCCTCTATTGCGATCGATGCTCATTACGAGCATTTAAATATTAGAAAAAGGTGGAACAAGGAAAGAGTGGATCGACTATGCGGGTTCCTGAACATAAATTACGGGGAACTTTCATCGCTCGTACACGAGAGGCATACCAGCTTCCGCAGAAAAATATATTCAACAAAATCATTCGATGGACCCCTTGCCCTCTTACTAACTATTTTGGAACACAGGTATCTAAAAAATTACACTAAAGATACCATCGATAATCTATTTAAATTTTAATAAAATGGTTAATAAGGACATACTCAAGAAATACGGATGCACACCCGAGAGATTACGTGATATATTTACAGCCAAAGAAGGTGGAGAAAATTGGGAGATAAGAGAAAGATTTCAAGATCTTATACAATCAAGAATACTAGAAGGTATTAGGGCGTGTGCGAGTCATGCAAAACTATATATGTCGGTCGATATGGCATGGGACTCTATACCCATAAATAAATCTACCATTCCGTTATTACAGTATGCACAAGGCAAAATCTCAATAGATCAATGTCATGATAAACTGCAAGACCTCGAGGTTGCAGATAAGTTTTGCGAGTATGGAGATGAGGGTGAGTTAAAAAGCGTAAATGCATTAAGATTATACGAAGTATCTATAAATTTAATTAGATCTTATGTAACTCGCAGGGTTGCCGCACAGAGTCATAGGTTCAGTAACTTGTATCCCTATTTTAAGTATGAACCTAGAAGTACACAGCTTTCGGATAAATTAAGAGCAGATGTTTTATCACAAAGAGTTGAAATGATGGTCGATCAGTTTGGATACAGGCATCAGTTTGAGCAAATAATAAGACAGATGTTTATGTATGGTCATTCAGTTGCATTTCCTGATGCATCCTGGACTGAAGATGTGCAATGGAAAATGTCTAAAGATGATATTACCGGTGAGGAGGTAATGGAATCTCATATAGAAAAAAGCGGAGTAAGGTTTGTAACACCACATCCAACTAGAATAATAAGGGATACGTCTAAGCCACTACATGATGTAAATAATAATCATGGACCTGAGTGGATAGGTTTTTGGGATATAGTAAGATATGGAGACATACATAATAACCCATCTACTTGGAACACCGATGAAATAAGTGTAACAAACAGTTTATCAAGTTTGTACCGCGAACACTCTGATTTTTTTGGATACTACTTTGGAGATGATGTTGTCTTCCCTAAAATAGGAGATCAGTTCTCATTTCAAAATGAAAGAGTAGCAACGACAGGACTTTATGCTGCCGAAGATGACGACAAAGGAATGTTCGTCACTCAAATGTGCATGAAGGTTAATCCGAAAAGAGATCAACTGGGAGATTACCCACATGATGTTTGGTTAAAATTAACCGTGGCAAGCGACCAAACGGTGGTATATGCAGAATACCTTCCATCACTTCCTGCTATATATGGAGGAATTAATGAGAATGATGATCGCATGGCGAATATATCAGTTGCCCATGAGATTATGCCATACCAAGATCAGTTAACTAATATACTTAGTTCAATGCTTGAGCATATGAAGATGAGCATGTTTAAGATTTTTGCAATAGATCAAGATGCACTAGATGACGATGTTAAGCAGTATATTAAAGACGCACTATCCGAAGATACTTTCTATTCCAAACCAAAAGCATTATTTTACTCAGGGCAGAAGGCAGCCGATCTTGGTATTAACTCACAAGACTTTATTAAGGTAGTAGATGTACAGAAAGAACTTTCCGCTGGTGTCAACCAGTCTATTCAAGCGATCCTCCAGTTGCTTAATCTCGTAGAGCGTATGCTGATCCTGTCTCCACAAGAGCTGGGTCAGCCCGCTCCAAGGGAAATTAGTGCGACGGAAGTTGCTGAAATAAGTAACACTACAAATGCTATCTACTCTTTTATATCAGAAGGAATTGATGACATGAGGTCTGCCATGAAGAAGGTTCTTTATGAGCACTTAGTTACTTGCTCAAATGATAAATTTGTAGTGCCAATTAAAGGTAGATACTCCGAAAATATAATACGAGATGCTGGATTTGAGGTGGAAACTTCAGGTGACGAAAAAATGAGCAAACGTAATGTTATAGGTAATCCTCAAACATTAGTATACGAGTATTTATTTGGAGCAAGGGATGGGGCTGAAAGAGCAAGGGATACTCAATCTGCTCAAACTTTAGGTCAAATACTAATGCAGTTACTGCAAGTACCCGATATGGCGCAAGCCTTAGGCAGGGAAAGAATATTTGAAATGTTTAACGAAATATTTCGTATGTCAGGAGCTCACGATTTGAAATTGGAAACTGACGAAATGGATCAAGAGCAAGAGTTGCAAAATGTAGGCAACGATCAATTTATAAGTAAACTTAAGGAGCAGTGGCCGGATGTGTTAAAAGCAATACAGGCACTTATTTCTAAAGAGGCAAAAGCAGAAGACTTACAAGAGGGTGAGGTGTCTCCTGGCGTATCAGCCGAACCTCAACCTGAACCTAATCAACAAGCAATAGTATCACCAGATCAACAAACACAATTATGAGCGAAGAAGTTACCGAAGAGGTAGTCGAAAAAACAGAAGTTGAACCCACGCAGGAAGCTCCACAGTCAAACCCATTATTCAAAACTTTATTTGAAATCGAAGAGGGATTAGACTCTGAGCCCGAAAATGAAGAGAAGGTAGTTGAAGCTACGCCTATGACTTTAAATGAGGCAGTCGATGAAATCGACCAACCTCTAGAACAGGTAAGTGAAGAACCTGAGCAAATCGAGGAAGAGTCAAAGCAGGAAGAGGTTGCCAAGGAAGACCTTAAGAAATCTGAACCTAAAAAGAAAAAACTCAGAAAAGTAGTTGATCCCGATATTCCTGATGATATAAAACCGCAACTTCAATTATCGGATGAACCTGAAGAAGATGATGTAGATGATTTCGCAGAAACCTTACTTCCCGAAGAGCGAGAGGTTTATGACTTAGCCAAGTACGCGTCCAGTAATATGGACAAATACAAAGGGTATGATGTTAAATTTAAAGAGTTCTTTAAAAAATCAAAAGATTTTTTAGATAAAAGAGTAAGTGATGACCCACATTACAATCCTTCTGATGATGAGGATTATGCAACATTTATTCAAAGAAACAGACCTGACTTTACTAAATCTGACGCAAAGAAAATTGAAAGAGATATGTGGATATCTCAAGCAAAGAAGGAAGTCAGGAAAGAGCTTGAGCCCGAAACGCAAAAACTTAAAAAGAAATTAGAGCAAGCCGAGAAAGCACCTGCCGCAAGGCAGGCTAAAGGGGCATTTAGATCAATGGCTCAAAAAATAATAATTCCGGAAGAATATAAAGAGGAATTTGAAAAAGGAGGGACTGAAGCAATAGAGAAGTTTTCTAAAGAAAACCCACTAGAGTATCAGATAATTGACAATGCAGCTAAAGACCTCCTTCAGTACGGTGACGAGTTAACTGATATTTTCCTAAAGACTAAAGAGTTGGATGATAATAATCCCGTACATAAGGAACTAATAAGTTGGGTAAATTTAGAGCAGGATAATTTCATAAAAACTGGTCAAACAGAGCAGGATGGAAAATTATTCATGAGGAGAGAAAGATACTTTACTTTGCCTGAGAATAAGAGATCTGAATATTACACTTGGTCTGATGATGACCTACTTAAAATTTTAGCATTAAGAACCCAAGAAAAGGTTAATTCAGCTATTAGTCATCAACGACAGATATTAAAAAACTCAGGTTATGTTAAAAATGTAGAGACTAAGCCTGCGCAAACTCCTAAGAATGAAGTGGTTAATGAAAAGCCACCCGTAGTGAATGCAACACCAAGACCAGGTAATAATTTATCTCCTAACACACCAGCGACTAAAAATAATGCACTACTAAATGTGTTGGGTTTTTAGATCCTAAAACATGTTTTAGAAAAAGCCCTTAAATATTACTTAAGTGCTTTAATTGTTAAATTTCAGAGAAAATCTTCCGTTTTTTGCGGGAGGGGTGTTTTTTTTGATATTATGTTGTTACACGAATTTAATTGTAACAATCAACATAATATATCATGGCAACAAACTCATCTCTTCCAACTCCATCAGTATCTTCAGCAAATACAGGGCAAATCGGTGAACCTTTAGTACGCAATCCTGGCGTAGGCAGAATAATTAAAGTGGATGACTCTACAGGTTGCACTTTAACAAACGCATCAATTAAAGGCCTTACACCTAATGAGTTTGAAGCTTTAAGCAATAAAGAGATTGATTTAGCTCGCGTGATAGCAAACTCTGCTGAAGCAAATATGCTTGGAGTTCAAGAGCGTGGACTTACTACACTTCTTAATAGTTCAATCACAAACATTAAACCACTTATTAATAAGGTAAATGTTGCTGAACAATCCATGATTCTTCCGTACATTCAGCGCAGACAACGTTCTGTAATGAATGCGAATTACTTTACTGTTAGTGCAAATACTGCCGCAGACGCTAACTCTCCAGCAGATGCCGCTTACAATGTAGATGCAGCTGATGACGGAGATCGCGTGCTTCGTGTAGACCTTGGTGCATCAGATTGGGCTTCCGGAAGTGTTACAGGAATTGAAAGATACTTTCTCCCTGGCGGGTTTTTAGTATTTAACGGATGGGACGCAACTGGAGCTGCAGTTGAAGTTCAGTTTAAGATTTTAGGATCAGCCGCTGTTGCTAACGCAATTTCAATGGCAGATGTAACTGTTCGCCCAATTGGTGCGGATATTAAACAAGCTACCATTTCGGGCGGTCAAGAGTCTAGTGGATTTACTGCAACTAATTGGGGCACTTATGTTGGTAAAGCTGACTATGAGCTTTCCGTAGGTGTAATTCAAACCATTGCTAACAATGTTAATGACTTTGAAGAATGGTGCAGAAATCAGCCAACTGACCTTAGTGTTAAATTGATCGTTAACTGGTTACAAACCACTCGTGAGTCTCGTCAAGTAGATGAGTCCTACAAGGAAACACTTGCTAAAGTGATGTCAGGAAAGGTTAATCCATACCTCAAATCTATGGTTTACCAGCCTTTAGCTGAGCAAAACAAGATTGCAGCTAAAGCGTCAAATGATCAATGGACAAGGGGTGTTTGGTACAACCAAGCTCTTTCCGATAAGCAAACTCCTGAGACTTACATGCAATTGCCTGCGGTAACCGACCCAGAAGATAATTCATGCACATTGGAGTACAAAGCTAACGCGCTTGGTATTAAATCACTTCTTCGTGAATCTAATAGGGTTAAGGACAATTTAGGTGCCGCCCTCACAATTGATTCATTAATGGCTGACCTTTATTACTTAAAAAGAAATCGTGAGCAAGACGGATCAGCAGTTAGTGTTATTGACTGCATGACCGACAGGTTCACTTATAATCTTTTTTACGAAAAGATGGCGACATACTACAAGAATAAGTATGGCATCGACTCATTCACTCGCAACATGCAGTTGAATCAGCAAATTAAACATGATGGTCTTGTGTTGTTTAACTACTCACTTTACGACCTTCCTGAAGTTGGTTGTCAGTTGGCAGTTTTCCACGACCCATACTTTGATGATCTTCTTAATGTTGGTGGCGCACTCTTTGGGTCTGCTGTTGATCCTAATGGAGGCAAACTTTGGAATGCCGACGGAACTCGCTCATCTACAGATGTTATGGGTGATGCCGCTGGTCAAACTGCATATCAAAAGTCTGCAAGATGCTTATGGTTTATTGATTGGTCTGACATTAAGATTGGGATTGCTGGAACTAATGCGATTACACGCAAGCAACCTCACCCCGAAACAGATCGACTTTATAAGTGCCGTATGGCTCATAAGGAGACTGAGTATTCCTTGCGATCCACCACATGGACAACCATGATGGATGTGCCTGCTCGTCACTTATTGATTGAGAATTTTGACTTAGATTTAACACTGTAACTTGATGAGTAAGGGCTTATATGAAGTATTTACTTTTTCAAAATCCTCTTAAGGATTATGGTGCAACCTTTGATACGGTATTAGTTGGCGCTCGCAAACGGGGATTTGGAGCGTATGAGGACAGGGATGCCAAGCTTCTTTTGAAGCTTGCTCCCGAGAATCATATTTCCGAGATTACTGAAGAGCAGTACGAAGGTTTAAAAAAAAAGCTGAGTCTACCTTCGGCTTCTTACAAAGTTCTAGGGACGGTGGTACAGGATCCCTCAAAAGATCCCAATGCAGTGTATGCAAAAAAGGAGGCACAGGAGGTCCCGTCTAAGAAAAAGGGAAAACCTGCCAAGGATTTAGTTTCTGTTGGAAAAGCAAAGGTAGAAGATCCGCTAGAAGGGAAGGAGTAATGGATCGGGAGGTCGCTGTTAGCGTCTTGGGTACGGTCGGTGCATTAACTCTAGATAGCGTTCATTTAATAGCTGCAAGTATTTGCGCTATATTAACCGCAATTCATGCGGGGTATAGTATATACTTAAAGTATAAGGGAAAGGGTAAGGACAAATGAGTAACATAGATATTAATAATCCACTCCTTAAGTCTCAATCTGATAGTGTGGGCGTTAAGAATAATAGGCTCGTAGTCGATACAAATCCCGAAGACTTTGGAACATTTGCAGTGACTACAAAACCTTGGACAGATAATAACATGGCGTCCGATAGAGTTTATCAAACAATACCATATCAAAAAGCTACTAGCTTTAGGATTAATAATCATACTGGCAAAACTATTGGTATCAGGCGAAGGCATAAAATGGTGGTTGTTGATGACTTTGAGGATCAGGATACTAGTGATTGGAGCGGGTCTGTGGTTGCAACAAGTAATGACATAGATGGCTTTTATAGTGGCGTCATTAGCAGTATTGCCCATAAGCCTATAACCACCATTGCTATGCTTGATGATTCTGAGGTTGAGGTTAAGTTTAGAACTCCAAATTCTTATGGATCGTTTACTGTTACAATAAAAATATGGGATGATCCGAGTAGAATAGGACTAGGTAGTCCTGCGTCTGTGTATACCGGAACGAACTCAACTTTATCACCAGGTCAATCATACAAAGTTGTATTTAGGTTGCGACCCACAGAAGCTAAGTCGGATGTCTTTCTTGAGTATGTCGACGGAGAGCGTGAAACAATATTAGATGATGCATCTGGTGAGTTTGGTACAGTCAACATGATAAACTCTGTGATATCTATTGAGAGTACAGATGACCTTACAGTTGACTCTATTATATACCAACAAAAAGTGGATTACTCCGTTGAGCATATACTTAGTCCAGCATCTGCTACATATCCATGTTATGATAATATTTCAGAGTATGAGGTTATTAATCTTGGTAGCGATCCAATGAATTATACAGACACAAATGTGCCTGTTACACTAAGTGGATTTTATGCAGTATGATTTCCAACTTAAGTCCAGTTCAATCAATTCCAAAAAATCAATGGATTAGTTTTGCTGAGGGTTCTGCATCTGTAGCACCCGTTGCATCAGACTTTCCTTTGCAAGTCCTCGGTGCGGATCACAACTTAAATAATATAAGTGGTGGTGATCCGACTAATGGGTTTGATCCATGGGTATCAGACATTCTGGTATATCCAACAAGTGACTATTGGGAAACTTTGCTTAATGGGAATAGAGTAAGACCATATATTGATTTAAGTATATCTGAGTATAATACATTAAGGCTACCATCTGCTGTGCATAATTACGACTTATATGCCGATACAGGTAAGTTTTATGAAGATGTTGTAATAGATGGATCACTAACTCTTGGAACTACAACAATAGGCGGAAGCAATATAAGCATTCCTGGGGATTTAACTTGTGATAAGGTTATCGCAAACACCCTAACGGGTATCGCAAATACAAAAACTCCCTTGCTTGAAATAACATCTAATACAACATTTAATAATGATCACACGGGATACATATATCAATGTAAGCCCTCGGGTAGTAATTTAAATATAACCCTTCCGGCAACTTCAGACACTGGGGTAGCGTTTACAGTCAACAACTGCGTAGCGGGCAAGACCGTGACCTTTCCTAACCTAGTTAATGCAAGGGGAACAGTTCTAGGGGAGCAGTTTTCTGCAGCTACTATTTATTGGGATGGGAGTGCGTGGTATGGCATTGGAGACTTGGTATGA